ATGGTGACTTCTACCTTTGGTGTTGTGGGTAAGGACATGACCATTTCTCAGACGGAAAAGACCGTTGCATCTTCCACGGTGAATAACCCGTTTGATAGCTACTCTGGTGATGTTCAGATTGCAGACACGGGTGGTAGCCTTAGTGGCATTACCTCCATTACTTCTATTGACTTCACCCTTGATAATTCCTTCTCTCCGACTTTCGTGGTTGGGGATGCAAGTGCACCTCATATCCTTTATGAAATGGCTAATATTGAGGGGACTTTCTCTGCTTACTTCGAGGATGCTTCCCTGATTGAGCGTTTCATCAATGAGACTGAGACCCAACTTTCTGTTTCTGTAAATGATCCCTCGGGTGTGAATGAGTATGAATTCTTGTTCCCCCGCATCAAGATCAATGGCGCAGATGTTCCGGTTGGTGGAACTGGTCCACGGATTGTTGAACTTCCGTTTAAGGCCCTCTACGATGACACGAATGACAGTAACCTTGTGATCTATCGACCGGACAGCACTTAAGTTCTCTACGGAGGACTAGCGGAGGGAGTTGGTAGTCGGGGCTGATTCCCTCCGCACTTAAACCCTAAACCCGACACTTAACCCGATAGGAGATACCCGACATGGCTGACCTTAAAGCATACACCCCTGAAAGTGATACGATTACTGTTGAACTTGGACTTGAGAACGACGATGGCAGTCCGATGACCATTGAGGTCTATGCACCTTACAGTAAAGAATACAAGTCTTTTGTTCATCAGCAAGCAAACTCTCGGATCAAGAAAATGCAAGGGAACCGCAAGGACTACTTGACAGCGGAAGAACTTGAGAAAGCACAGCTTGATCTTTATGTTAGTATTACAAAAGACTGGAATATTACTTGGAAAGGTGAGAATCCCAAGTTTGACAAACAGCTTGCGCGTAATATCTACGAAGAGATTTTTTGGGTGAAGGACAAGATTCAGGAGGCACTTGACGATTCCGTGGATTTTATCAAACCCTGATCTGTAAACTTGAGGAGTATGCCGAGCATCACTTCAGGTTAATGAAAACAGATCAGAATGGTATTACAGAACGAGAACACTTAGAGCAAGTAGGAAGGCAGACTGGTAGGACACCTGAACCCCTAATTGGACCCGATTTTCCACAGGAGTTGTCTTACATATGGTCTGCCTTTATCCATTTGAGTGGTTCAAGGTCTGTAGGATTTAGTGGTCCAAACCCATTATCTTATCAAGAAATAAAGTGCTGGATGGATATTACTGCTACCCCGTTAAAGCCTTGGGAAGTTGAAACAGTAAAAAGCCTAGACAATATTTACATGAAGGTAACAAATGGCTGATCTTAAGATTACAATCAAAACTTCAGATGTGGTTAAGGCAGCCAGTGATTTGGACCAATTCCAGAAGAAAGTTGTGAACAAGTAAATGGCTGACCTTGCAATTAGCGTTGACGTTTCCGGCGTCGAAAGGGCCCAGAAAACACTTAAAAGGTTTGAAAACCAGATTAAATCTCTGGATCAGAGGTTTGGTCGCGGTCGTTCAGTTACCTCTCAATATAACCGTGTCCTACAAGATGTCGGCAGCACCTATAAGAGTGTTAGCACGGGTGCAAAGTCTGCTGGTGCTAGCGTCAACGCCCTTAATAGACAGATGAATACCCAGACTCAAGCGGTAAGGGGTAGTAGTTCTGCATACAAGGGTAGCACTCGTAGCATGAATGACCTCGGGGTTGCCATGCAGCAGACTGGTTATCAGCTTGGCGACTTCTTGGTTCAGGTTCAATCTGGCACCAATGGCTTTGTTGCCTTCGGTCAGCAGGCCACTCAGATGGTTGGTATCTTGCCCATGTTCTCTAAAACACTTGGGGTTAGCCAAACAGCCCTTATTGGCCTATCCGCAGGTCTTGGTATCGCTATTCCACTTCTCACGGCCTTTGCTGGTGCTATTGCCAGAACTGATGAAAATGGTGAAAACCTCAATAAAGTCCTCGGGGAACTTCAAGATGTTCTTGAGCCTGTCTCCCCGCTAATGGATGAGGTTGCAAAGGCTGTTACCTTTATGAAAGAGGTGACTATTGATGCAGCCAATCTTGTTGTAAATAATCTCGATAGGGTTTTATCCTACTCGGTAGCACTTGCGGGATTCTTTACGACTAAGTGGGTGGCATCTTTTGCTGCGGCTAGGGTTGCAACATTTAGTCTGGCGGGAGCTTTGGTGGCTCTTCAGAACACTATCAGAACCTTGCTTCTTAGGACAGGTATCGGTGCCCTATTCGTAGCTTTGGGGGAAGGTGTATATCAATTTGTCAGACTAATTAAAGCTACAGGGAGTTTTGGTGAAGCTCTTAATGCTCTTGGGCCAGTCGCTAGCGCTGTTTGGCAGGGAATTGTAGACAGTGCTAAAGAAATCCCTTCTGCCCTTAAAGGTGTATGGCTTTCTATCCAATCCAGTTTTCAAACAATGGTAGCAGACATTATTTGGGCTTGGCGTAATCTACTCTTGAGTGTGGCAGATAGTGCAGAAGGACTTGGTGAACCTTTTAAGGGCATGGCAAACTCTTTCTACGATGCCTCAAATGCTGCCGCAGAATCTTCTAACGACATTCTAGCTAGTGCTATGTCCGCAAGTCGTGAATCAAGAAAAGCCCTCAGTGGAGTTGGTGACAACATAAAAGATGCTTTTGCACCCGCTTCTGAGGCTGTAAAAGACCTGAGAAAGACTCTGGAAGGCGGGAGAGACAGTATTGATATTAGAGACTGGTTTGGCCTAAAAGGTGGAGAAGGTGAAGACGAAGGTGGCGGTAGCAGTGCAGCGGACCAAATCGTAGGAGAACTGAATAAGATCGAAGAAAGGGCGCAATCTGTTGCAAACACCATGAAGGATTCCATGTCAGAGGCATTTATTGGCATTGTCGAGGGAACAAAAAGTGCATCTGATGCTTTCATGGAGATGGCCCGCAAGATTGTAAAAGAACTTTTTGATGTCCTTGTTGTCCAAAGGCTTGTTGGCTCGTTTGATGTTGCTAGCGGGAGTGGGACAGGTATCGTTGGTTCTATCATGGGTTGCTTTCCAGAATGGTAAGGTCACTCCCTTTGCTGATGGTGGTGTTGTAAACTCTCCGACCCTGTTCCCTATGGCAAATGGTGCCGGTTTGATGGGGGAAGCTGGCCCTGAGGCTGTCATGCCCCTTAAGCGCAATGCACAAGGTAAATTGGGGGTTGAAGCCAGCGGACAGCAGCCTGTGACCGTTGAAAACCACTTCCATATTTCCGCCAATGGGGATGAAAGCGTCAAGAGGATCATCCAACAGCAAGCACCTCAGATTGCCCAACTCACTCAAAGGCAAATCCTTGACCAACGCAGTCGTGGTGGTGCCTTCAAGAAAACCTTTGGATAACACATGGCAATTACATACCCATTGAATATCCCGACTACTATTGGTATCGAGAGTATTGAACTCCGTGCCATTAATGCCGTGGCTACATCCCAATCCCCGTTTACATACAAGCAACAGATTATCTCTCATCAAGGTCAAAGGTGGGAGGCTTCTGTTAGTATCCCTAGCACTCGGAGAGACCTTGCAGCCGATTGGAAAGCCTTTCTGACAGCACTCAAGGGTCAAACGGGGACATTCCTTCTCGGTGATCCTGACTATGCTACTCCCAGAGGGGGTGTATCCTCTTGCACCCTTACGGGCAATGCAGGTGACGAGAGTGTTAGTGTAACCATGACGGGGACGTTGAGGGCTGGTGACTATATCCAACTTGGGACTGGCCCCTCGACTAAACTCCATCAAGTGTTACAAGAACAAACAGGAGATGGCACTTTGGAAATCTGGCCTAAACTCAGGTCTGATTACACTGATGAGACTGTGATCTTTAATAATCCCAAAGGTTTGTTCCGCCTCCGGGGTAACTCAAACTCTTGGCAGATTAACAGTTCCAGTTTCTATTCTATCTCCTTTGAATGTGTTGAGGTGATTACCTAATGACACAGAGAGATATTTCTACTGCTGTAGCGAGTTCACTTGAGGAGGGTGTTGTCTACCCTTTCTTTACGATTGAACTCCTCTTTGATAGTGCTCCTATTAGGTTGTGGACTGGTGTGGGAACCCTTATTCTTGAGGGTCAGTCCTACATTGGGACCGGAACTCTCCTCGACATATCGTCTATTGAAGAGACCTCCGAGATGGCTGTCAAAGGTGCTACTATCACCCTTTCGGGGATGAACTCGGAAGTAATTTCTCTGGCCCTTCAGTCCCCCTATCAAGGTCGTGTTTGTAAAATCTCCTTCGGCATGTTTGCCACCGGGGAACTCCTCAAGGAGGACGGAAATTACATTCTTCTTGAAGACGGTAGCACTATCGGACTTGAGACACAAGAGACAGGTCTAACCCAAATCTTCTCTGGTTACATGGATCAGATGAACATCTCTGAAGGCCCTGAGTTTGGGACCATTGAACTTAAGGCAGAGAATAAACTGATTGACCTTGAGAGACAAAGGGTCCGTAGGTTCACCAATCAATTTCAGAAGTCTCTGTATCCCAATGACCGTGGCCTAGAGTTTGTGGAGAATATTCAGGACAAAGAAATCGTTTGGGGTCGAAGTGTCAATTAAGTATCAACAAGAGTTCCTTGGTAGTGTAAAAGACGAGGTTCTACCCCTTATTGAAAACCATTTCGCTGAGGTGTATCCCGCTAGAGATACCTTTGAGTTTGAGATGGACTGGGATACCTACCATTCCCTTGAGGACGTTAACCTGCTGAGGATTTTTACAGCTAGGGATGACCACAAACTTATCGGTTATCTTTGGGTTGTAATAGCCCCCAATCTTTGTTCCAAAGGTCACTTTATTCCTTCGGAGGATGGTCTGTATGTGGACCCTGACTACCGTGGGCTGACTGTAGCCAAGAAGATGATTGAGTTTGGTGAGAGGTGCCTTAAGGAAGATGGTTACAAAGTCCTCTGCATTACCGGAACAGAAGAGAAACCTATCGACAAGTTTGTAGAGCGTATGGGTTACAAGAAGATTGAGACTAGATTTAAAAAGGTGCTATAATGCCTGTTGTTTCTGCTGCTATTGCTATCGGCAATAATGTTCTTGTGGCCCTTTCCATACAGACAAGTTCTATTGCAGTTATCGCCGGTGTAGGGTTTGCCACTCAAGCTGCTCTTGGTCTTGCTCTCAATGCCCTTACACCTAAACCTAAACTGTCGGGTCTGGGTGGTAGAAGAGAGCGTGGTTATACAGTCAACCAAAGGGAACCTGCTCTAGATCATCAGATCATCTACGGTCGTGCCCGTGTGGGTGGGGCTATCGTGTTCCAAGGCACTACTGGCAACAATAACAAGTTCCTTCATCAAGTGGTGGCCTATACTGGACATGAGATTGAAGAGTTTGAAGAGATTTACATCAATGATGCCAAGGTGACTGACTTAGAGTCTGATGGCAATGTAAAAGAGATTGAGCTTCCTGACGGGACTACCTCCAACCGTTACGATGGTAAAATCCGTATCAATAAGCACCTTGGTGCAACAGATCAGGTTGCCGATAGTGACCTAGTGGGTGAGGTTCCTAATTGGACCAGTCAGCACCGTCTGAGGGGTATTGCCTATCTGTATTGCAGGTTCAAGTTCGATCAAGATGCCTTCCCTAATGGCCCCCCTCAGGTGACTACTACAATCAAGGGTAAGAAGGTTTACGACCCCCGCACGGATACAGTTGCTTGGAGCGATAATCCGGCCCTATGCCTCAGGGATTACCTCACAAGTGAATATGGTCTTGCGGAAGATACTGTAAATATTGATGATAACCTTGTCACTCAGGCTGCTAACGTCTGTGAACAAACCGCACTGAATGGTGAGAACAGATATACTTGTAACGGAAACTTCACCACTGGTGAAACTCCTTATGATGCTATCAATGACCTTCTGACTAGTATGGGGGGTCTCCTTTGGTATGCTCAAGGCGAGTGGCGTATGAAGCCCGCTTACTGGACTGAGCCTGAGATTACCTTGACTGAGGATGACCTTCGTAGTGAGATCAGTGTTCAGACTAGGCATTCTCGTAGAGATAATTACAACACTGTAAAAGGTACCTTCCGTGGTGAGGAGACTGACTGGCAGGTTGCTGATTTCCCCGAGGTCACAAACTCGGCCTTCCTCAATGCAGATAATGGACAAGAGAGTGTTATC